GTAGCTTAGGTCATACAATACATAATCAAGCGTTGCGCCCAGATACTTAGACACAGAAGACACTAAAGCCCATGGACTATCTGATTGTTGCCCGCTTCCCTCGTCGGCTGGGTCACCCTTAGGCCTTGTAGGAAAGCGGTAAGCGCGAAAAAAGCCCCAACCTCCATGCGGGCTATAAGCCGTAGAAAAACACTAGACAACTCACCCGTGGGGAGGTTCTCTAATATTTGCCGTGCCAGCTTGTCAAGTCCACTTTCACGCTTCGGCCATCGAATCCACCAAGAAAGGCGGGCATCCCGCCTTATGCGCTTAGCACCGAGTATAAGTGTGGAGATAGCCTTTCCTATTGGTCTGGCATATCGAGCTGAGCGCAACGCCTCGATAGTTAGATTTGCATCATCGCCTGTAGCAGTGAATAGCTCATCTGGAAGCTCAGCTAGGCACTCACTCACGAGGATGAGTGTAGCCATGCTTGGAGGTGCTACCTTGTAAACCTTACCCGATAGGGTGATTTCTTGTTCTCTCTGTAGCAGTGCATCTGCTACCTTCTTCTCCGTTGTCATAATCTGCTTTGGTTAGTAGGCCATGCTGGCTAGTCTCTTCTTATCTATCTTCTTCTTTGGTCGATGGTCGAGGTACTCATACAGAACCACATAGCGAATAGCATCCATTGCGTGGTTGAACAGGTCTATTGGCTCATTTAGCCACTTGCCATCCCTTGTCTGTCTGTAGGTGTAGTTGCGTTGCTCCTTAAGCACATTTGTGCTTCGCTTGGTGATGTATAGCTTGAGCGTCTGCATCTTGGTGATACCTGCGTTAATACTATCCTTGCCCTTGACTACGGGGTGAATGTCAATACCTCCACGGGCGATCTCCGCCACGGTGCGAGGCTCTGCGCTCTCGCTTATCACCTTTAGCTTAGGGGCTTCCTGCTTGAGTAGTCGAACGATGTCTGAGGAATACAGCCCTGTGGCATAGGCAAGCTCATCGACGTAGATAGCATCTGGCGTTAGCCCGACCTCAACGATCGCTGTCGGGTCGTTGGTGAAGCCAAAGTCCATACCGATACGCCGACGCTTCACCTCGTCTGGTATGCGTTCTATTATCTCCACGTTGGGGAAGACAAGACCCTCGACCTGAGCCTGTAAGCCCAAGCCGTAGACACGCCATAGGCTAGGGTTCTTATGCTCGAGACTTAGCAGGTTATCTACGATTGTCTTTGGTAGAAATGGGTTGTCCTTGAAGGTGGTGATGAAGTGAAATGTAGACTCTTCCCTATTCAAGGAGCACAACCAGTGGTCATCGCTAAACGAGGGGTTGTAGTCGACGACAGAGAAGAGAGTCGTACGCATCTTGAGCTGTTCCCACTCGATTTCTAGCAACTCATTAGCCTCATTGCAAAAGAGGATGTCTCGTTTGCGACCTCGGAGCTTCTGCTCGTTGTCAGTGCTAAAAAAGTCGATTGTAGACCCATTGGGAAACGTGTACACTAGGTCGCTCCTGTTGAAAGCCTTCTTGTCATATAGGCACAACTTCACCATTATCTCCTTGAAGTCCACCAGCACTGATCCTTTAAGTGCTGGGAGCGTGCCACGGACAATGGAGAGGCGAAGCCCACTATGACCAAGCAGGTAGGCAATAAGGAAGATCAGGATGTTGTAGGTCTTGCCACTACGACTCGACCCCTGTGCAGAGATAGTCGTGTAGCCATCGCTGAGTGCACCCTGAATAGTACGTACAATCTTAGTCGCCCGAATAGTCTGCATCTACGATTTCTATGCGTATATCGGGGATGAGGTCTTTGCCATCCCTGCCCGTTAACTCGGTGCGTTCGCTGTACCCTCTCTCCTTGCCCTTGGTCTTTAGGTAGAAGATAACAGCCGTCGTGTCGCCATCCTCAATCTTGTTAAGTAGGGCAGATTCCACGGTGTCTATCTGCTCCTGCCGAATAGCTTCTACCTCCTCAGCAAAGGCTGGATCATTCTCCATCCAGTTGTAGTACGACTGGCGTGTCATAGCTATAGCCCGACAAGCAGGTGCTATGATGCCTCTACTTTGAGCGAAGGCCTTAAGAAACAACGCCTTCTTATCTTCCACCTTCTGCTTAGTCTTAGCTGTAGCCTTTTTTGCCATGTAAAATATGTAATAGCTTGGTTGGTACTCATATATAGCAAAAAAAAGCCACAAGATCTAATCGTCTTGTGGCTCTATCTTGCAAGGCACTACCTTCGCTTGCTTGTACCTCTCTTGCATCTCCTTGATATAGCGACTGTACTTCTCTGGGTGGCTTGTCTCTATAATGGTAGGCTTCGGCGTGTACACTACAAACCTATAGAGTTCTGGGTGACTCGTCTTTTGTCGAAGCTCCATCCGCTCCAACGCTTCCACTGCCTCCTCCCTTGGCGTCTTCCGTGTAGCATTGTTGTTCGCCTTGTACCTTTTTCTCTTTTCGATGTAATCGGATGCCTTCTTAGCTCTTCGCATAGCCGTATCTGTGTATTTTATGAATTAGGGGAGAGGCTCATCACCTCTCCCCGTAGTTAGTCAATATCGAATTGTGATCTCCCGATACACCTCTCTAGTTAGATGGATGTCATAATATGCATCGTGAAGCTTCCCATCATCAATCTTTATGCCGAGGTGACTGGCAACCGTGGAGAGCTTAAAGTTCGGCATCAGTTGTCGCTCGGCGAGCAGATACTGCGATGCAAGCACCATAACGTCTAGAGAGTTCGACCAAAACCAAGAGCCGAAGTAGTTATCGCCGTTTTGCATGAAGAATCCACGCAAAAACTGATTATCGAAAGAGGCATTGTTGTAGCCGACGAGGAAGAACTTATCGTTTTTGTCGAACTTGTTCACGTAACGGGCGAGTAGGGCGACGAGCTTTCCGTACACCTCTTCCATCGCTGGGTAGGCCTCTATTTGCTCTCGCGTAACGCCACCGACGGCCAGCGCTTCATCTAGCACCTCAGCCTTGGGGTTTGGGCGCACCTTGAAATCGAAGCGTTCCTGCTCAACGCCGTCGACCTCGACTATTCCGCTAATCTGATGGATACCATGTCTGGCGGGGTTCGTTCCCGTTGTTTCTAGGTCAAAAAAGAGTAGTTTCATATTAATCTTGTTATTTGTTAGTCTTTGATGCCAAGCATTTGGCAGATGAGGTCTAGGCGGTGGCTCTCCGCAATCTGCTTTACCTCATCTATTGGAGGCTGGTACCCTTGTGTCTCTACAATCATCTGGCGGACATCGGAGAATAACATCTTGTTATAGTACTCTAGTCGACACCATTTGTTGTTCTTTCCGAGTTCTATATCGTATCCAGATGATACGTTTTTATCTTCATCTTCATCCACGGAGATGGCTAATGAAGCTCTATGCATTACGAAGGTGGAATAGGAGTTATCCTCTATCCACACCAGCGGGGACTTCGCCAGCTGTTTCTTTACGTCTTCTCGTGTCATAGTCCTATTCTGTTACGTCTATCTTGTTCAGTGCCTTTTCGAGTTCTTCGATGGCTTCATCTAGGTCTGTTAGGTTGTCGTCTAGCATTGTATCAAGGTCTTGCAACCTGCCTATTTCATACAATAGGTCTTGGAGAGGTGTTTCCTCCAAGTCTTTAAGTCTGTCATAGATGTCTTCCCTTGTGTCAACAGCATCTTCAAGCCGTGATTTCAAGATGGAGGCAAAGCCTTTCATGTCTTCTAGTTCTTTCCGTGTCATATTCTTCTATATTTATTGGTTAGTTTCTTCTTGTTATAGGAATGAAAGTATGTGCTTAATGACTTCTACAGCCCAGCCGTTGCCTAGCATCTTGTAGGCTTGAGTGTCGGAGCATTCCCACTTATACCACTCGGGAATGGTTTGCAAGCGGGCACATTCGGTAGGGGTTAGCCTCCTTAGAACTCTATCCGTCCTCACGCACGGCTGTCCACTCCCGTCGTTTCTTGCACGGGCGGGGATACAGGGGCTTTTATCTCCTGCCATTTCTCTGAATCCTCCATCCACCTTGTGAGTGCGCCATGTGCCTACCGCCAACTCTACTACGGTTTGGTTATTACCATCTTGACGTTGCTGGGCGTTTAAGCATGGTGACTTCATTGTCTTCATTTTGCGGAACTCTGTTTCTCCAAAGAACCTCAGAGAACCGACCGCAAGGACAATGGTCATGCCGTTAGCTCTAGCACCTTTATACGAGCAGGAGAGAAGAGTGCATGCTTTGTCATCCAATTCTCTCATATTCTTAGAGAGCCAAGGGTCACGGACTGAATCGCATTCAATATCACTTGGAATTTGATTTCTAGACCAAACGATAGGAGGTATGAAGTACTTTTCGTCTACGCTCTTCTCTAGGATGTCTTGGATGAGGATGCCCCTATCCTCTGGGATCGGAATATCCGTGTGTACCTCTCCGAACAGCCCCTCTTGTCTTGTTCGTATATTGCTCCAATACAGGCGGACTCTATTCTGTGCGGAGACAAGAGCAGAGTTAATGACAACGGGCATCAGCCCTAAGCTCTCATTGATTTGTCTCTCGTCGTTTGGTCGCATCCTCACGTTCTCTAGAAGAAACTTGACGTTTGGGTTATGGGTCTGAATGTGTCGCAAAATGTCAAGAAACACCCAATAGAGTTTACTTCGGGGGTCGTCATGTCCGAGCATCTTTCCAGCTAGAGAGAAGCCTTGGCAAGGAGAACCTGCGAGTATCAAGTCTACCCCCCCCCATTCTATATTCCACCCCCTCCACTTCTCTACGTCTCCTAGCTGGATGGTTTCGGGGAAGTTGAGCTGTGTCTGTTTGATGGCGTGCGTGTCAATCTCACTGGCGTAAACCTTGGATATGGGAATTCCCATGTCACGCAAAGCAATCTGACCGCAGCTCATCCCGTCGAATAGAGATAACACCACTATGGGTTTATCTATAAACATTGCTTATCGTTGTGTTGTGTTATAGGATGATGTCTGTTATCTTGGGGAGGGCGTAGACAACAACCTCATCATCCATACCGCCTATGGATCTTTTCGCTTGGAGATAGGACTCTTCATCCACTATACACCCTTCGCCAACCTCCACACCATCCAATATCTTACGCACATAGTACGCTTTCGAGCGGCTGCTGTTCAAAGCATACAGAGGAGGGTAACTACTCACATTCAAGGCGATAGACCACTGTTGGTCTACGACTAGGTATGGAGACATTAGATTTATGTACTTCCAGAGCCTCTTTTCTGCTGTCGGCTTCAACAAGAAAGAAGTATTCGTTTCTTGGGTACCCTCCAAAGGTGCCAGAGACGTTTATTATATATACCTTCATGTCCTTTGTTCTTTGGTTAGTACCACTTTGGGTTTTCGATAGTTGCTACGTCTCCGATGTTGTACTTGTGGTATGTCGTTTCATCGACATAGATGAAGTGCTTGCCATCGTCAGACATAAGAACGACGCTGTACCGATATTCGTAGCGCCCTCGGTTGTACCTCTTGTTTATGACAACTCCCGTGTAATAGTCTGGCTCGTTGCATGATACGGCCACTGCACCTATCAAGGCGAGGAGAAATATTTTTATCTTTTTCATCTTAGTACTTCTTTCCGTGTAGTCGTGGGCGGGTAGCGTTGTAGCGCATCTTGAGGCGGACGTGTCGCTCGAGATCAATGTTTAGTCTTTCTGCTATACTCTGAATTTCGGAGATACCCCTAACACATCTATTCTGTGGAGCTAAATGCCCATCTACAATTTCGTACACAGCATCACACACTAGCTGGGTGAATTCAGATCCAAACGCCTTGTATCTACCAAATTGTGCTGATATTCTTCGGCCTCGTTCGAAAGCCAAATACTCCAGTAAATCTAGCAGGCGTATAACAGCATCTGCAAGCTCATCTTCCACGGTGTCCTTGATATGGGCTTCGAAGGAAAGGATGAAGGTTTTATCGGGGAAGTCCTCTATACCCTCTGGGATGGAGGCCGTACGTCCTTTTCGGTGCGCCTCCACGGCCTCTGATAGCTCGGTGACTACAAGCATGAGGTAATGCTCGTCGCTGTGCTTCTCATCCCAGAAGCCTTTAGCCACGGCGTTAGCGTGGACTTCCTATGCGAGTTCGTAATAGTTCATTTTCTGTCGTTCTTTTGTCGGTTATCATATCGGTGAAGTCACCGATATGTTATGGGGTTGTAGTTGGGCGTGTAGCATCGTATTGCTCTATCTTGTAGGCTTCGATGAGCTTATTGATGTCATCGATAGCATCATCCCATTTACCTTCAAGCAAGTCGTATAGGATGATTTCTCCGACCTCTTCGCTCATCTCGTTAATACGTACGAAGTCCTCTACTTCCTCGGTGTCCAAGGTTGATGGGGAGAACATAATGACATTTAATTCCTTAGCTAACTGGCAGTAGTGTCTAGCTTTCTCCAAGTCATTAAGACCACCCTTTTGTCTGTAGCGACAGAGGTATTTGAGTACGTTACCACTGAAGTAATCTAACTCCAGCTTATCGATTAGCTTGATTGGTTGATAGGGCATAGCCTTATAGTAGCTGCCTCCTATCTGGGTGTCTGTTGCTTTCATTGCCTTTATCTATGTTATGGTTGTGTATTGTAAGTTGTTGCATGTTTTGCAACAACTGAGAGTGGAGTGTAAACCATTGGGTTACGGGAATACAGCAGGTCGTGTAGCAATATGATGAATGGCAAGGAGGGCGGCGTCACGCTCCTCTTGGTTGCTACGCATCATGTTTGTAGCGTGAAGGGTTATACGGTTTCGCTTGCAGTAGGCTACAAGCTCCTCATGCGTTATCTTCCTATCAGTACCACGCCAGAGCTTTACCAGCGGTGACTGTTCGATGTAGTCAAGCCCTTTCTGCATTGTGTATGACAATAGGAGGTTGTAGGTTTGGGCGCACAGGCCGATGCTGTACCCTTTCTTGGCAATTGTCCCTCGGGTGTCCTTAGGGCTGTAGTGCCAGTTGTGGGTCGTACCATAGGCATTCTCCAGCACAACGAGTATCTTTCGCTTTAGCACCGTTTCGGAAGTTCGAAAGTCGTCCAGCAACACTGTGAGGAGGAAGAAGGGCTGTGTGCTTAACGTCAGCTCTCTCTTCTCGATGTCGAGGATAGCGCACCCCGAGGCCTTGCTATCGGGGTCGATACCTATTATGTGGGTGTAGCTACTACTCATCCGTTCTTCTTTGTTCTTCCTGCTGTTTCATACTTTCGAACTTCTTACCCCATGCAATAATCTCTGCTAGGAAGGAGCGGGCGACGTCTCTCCCGCTGGGTATCTTTGCCTGCTTATATCTCTTTCTCATGTCGTTGCCTTGTTGTTCGTTGGCGTTTCAATCTGTCTTGCTTATCTCTATTCCTGATGACGTCGAGGTGGTCATCTGCTCTTCCGTCGTAGTATCCCCACCTGTAGATGAGTACACCTGCGAGGAAGAGAATGAGCGTCACTATGATATACATGGCTGTTGGTTGCTTAGGAATTTGTTGACGAAGTATACCTGCCCCTTGGGGGTTACCTTAGTCGTTATAGTCGTGTGAATCACTCCATCGTTGCCAGAGCGTACCCCCTTCTTTATCTCGAATAGACCTTTGTCCATTGCCTTCTGCGTTGGCTGGTTGCGCATTTCTCCGTGCTTGCTACACAGGAATCCCTTACTCCTCATCCACTCGAACAGTCGGTTTTGCCCGATGTCTACCCCGTTTTGTCGTAGTATCTTGGCAAGCTCTCCGATTAGGATAGAGGAGTTTGAAGCGAGTACAGCCGTAGCGAATGCCACCTTTGGGGCGTCCTCCTGAACCTTTGCCTGAAGGGCTTCCTTCTCCTCCTCAGCCTGCAAGGCAAGCCGTAGAAGCTCGGAGCGTGAGGCATTAGCTAGAGGGTTGATAGCTACCCCCGTTGTCAGTAGCTCCTTAACCCTGTCGTTACACCAGAGGTAGAACTGAGGGTTAAGCCACTGGGCAAAGATGAGGGCGAGGTCTTCATGTAGCCAAGTTCCTCCTCCCGTTTCTGGAGAGCCTTGTACCACATGCACAAGTTCAAATGGGAGAATATTCCTATTTGAAGAAACAGAGGCGATTAGCTCTTCTGCTTGCTTTGTTTTTATCCAGTCTTTAGGGAACTTGCCGAATGGCTTAGCCATCTCGGTAGCATTGACCATCACGCTATCGCCTCGCTGGAAGGTGATAGGGCTTCCGTTGTATCGGAAGATTTGATTTGCGATATTCATTGCAGTGTAGTTGTTGATGATTAGTGCCTACTTCTCTACTTCGGTTGCCTCTTGATCCTTGCTTGCTTCATCATCACTTAGTTTCTCGGCGATTTCACTGAGGAAGCCTATGCACGAGTTCGCCTGTTCTATGAATATATCTGATAGGAATTTGCAAGTCGTGGTTTTACCGACGATTTCCGCTATATCCATACTAAACGGTATCACTCCTCTCAGGCAAGCACCTGTAGGGCGTGCGTATATCTGCAGTAGTTCTCCTTGAACTTGGTCGAACATGTCCAACATCTCAGATAGGTCGGTAAAGTACTTGCGTGCGCCCTCTATGTCGAGGGTGTATTGTGTTGTGTCCATATCTCTGTTTCTTGATTGGTTGTGTTAAAATGGGAGTTCATCAGCCGCCTGTGGCTGTGCTGGGGCTTGTTGAGCGGTAGGTGTCGCCACTGGAGGTGTGTAGGCCTGCGCCGTAGGCTGTGGGGCTTGTGCTACGGGCTGTGCCTGTGGGTAGGTTATTTGCCAAGCTCTTACCTCGGTGTACCACTTGCCGTTCCACTCTCTACTCTCGATGTCGAGGTGTGCTGTGACTACCGAGCCTACCTGAATAGAGTACTTGTTGATGTTGTCATTCAGCAGTGAGATAGCTACTTTGCGTGGGTACTGGTCTTGCGTTTCAAGTATGAATACGCACTTGCGCCAATCTTTGCCTGCCTTGCTTGTGCCTACCTCGTAGGGAAGTACTTGGACAATTGTCCCTGTTAGTTCTAAGTTCATGAGTCTATTTGTTTCGTTCTATTCTTCTTTTTACCGATATTGTCATCTTGTCTTTTTCGCTTATGAGCTGGTGTAGTCGCTCGACGTTGAGCAACACAAATCTCCCATCTTGGTAGAATGCGTCTGGGTAATCTCGTACCCTCCTGTAGTAGGACTTGTCATTTCGCAATCCGAGGTAGTCCATTATCGCTTTCTTTCCCCTGATGAACTGAGGTGCAGAGGGGCTGATGGGGCGGTGCATATCGACTCGTTCATCAGCCATTGCCTGCCTTACTGCATTGCAGACAAGCTGCTCTAGCTGGTCGGGGGACAGCACGACTATCGACGTGTCTATCGTGTTTGTTGCCATTGCTGTTTGTGCTTAGTAGGTTTGTCTGAGGTCTCGCCCCTTCAAGGTGATGAGGTTGCAATACCCCGTTATTCGAGATACTGTACGAGTGCCATATCGCTGTAGCTCATCAGTTGTTAGGTTCGTAGTGATGAGCATCTTGTAGTCTTTCCATCCGTTATCTGTACGCCATCCAATGAGTTCAGAAATCACGTCTACTTCCTTGCCATAGTACTTGGCGTGAACCTCTGTGCCAAGGTCGTTTATGCAGATTATGGGGGCGAACTTGTGATCAGGTGCGATGCTTCCATCGTACAGCTCTACGTACTCTGGGGCATTCCGATACGCCCATAGCAGAGGAGCGTACCCAAGTTCCTGCTTCCTTACATTGTATCGCAAGAAGTGTGCGCTAAGCCTGCATGAAAGCTCACGTAAGACAGCTATCATCACGCTCTTGCCCGTGCCCGTTGGGCCATATATGCAAAGTCCTTTCTCGGGGTCTATGCCATTATCCCAATCACCAAGCACCCACGTTACCGCCTTTAGGTAAGCCTCGGAGTTGTCTATGCCAATCTGGAAATGATCTCCGCAAATCTCTCTTCCTATGCCCTTAGCCATCGCCAAAGCCTGAATCGCCGTTAGGTCTTTGTAGCTGCTTGACAGTATGCGATGAGGTTTGCCTCGATTTCTGGAGAGTTCTATCTCAGCTTGTCTCAGAAGGGCTTCGTCCATTGTTGTTTTCGATTTCGTTTAAGTATCGCAGTGCCTCTAACGCCTTCTCAGATGGAGGTTCAG